TCGGCGGTGTTTCGGCGGCGGCTAAATACCGGCGGTCCGCTCGATCGTATCGCGGAGCGCTACACGTACCGACCGCCTCAATGCAGTCTGAATCAGCTTTGTTTTCGATTGCGAGAGACGACTTCGAGGCGCTGGCGCTACTCACTTTGTAAGGAGGAATCATGGTCACCGAATACCGCGTTTTTGCGGGCGAAGAGTTGCGCGCGGACGTTAGCGACAAAGGCCGCGTTATCCGCGGCGCGCTCAAGTTCAACACGCTATCCGTCCCGCTCGGCGGCTTCGTTCGCTTTCGCGAAAAGATCGCGCCGGAAGCCTTTGACAGCGTTCTGAACGACGAAGCGCGCGAGGTCATGGCGTATTGGGGCCACGACATCAACAAGCCGCTTGGCCGGCGCAGCGCTGGCACTCTTCGGCTATCGAAGACCGACACGCTTTTGAAGTTCGAGGCTGACGCGCCAGATACCAGTTGGGGCCGCGATGCCGTGGAATCGATCGCGCGAGGCGACGTCCAGGGCATGTCCTTCCGCTTCCGCGTGCTGCCCGATGGCGAGATGTGGGAGGAGGACAAGGACCGTAACCTGATCCGCACGCTTCGCAATGTTGAGTTGCAAGAGGTTTCGCCAACAGCGGAGCCAGCCTACACGAAAAGTTCCGCATCCGTGCGCTCGATGGAGGAAGTCCTGAAGCGTCACGAGCAAGAGATCGCCGAGGAGAATCAACGCCTCGCCGCAATGTGCGCAGACCGTCAACGGCGTGACCGTCTGATCCGCACCGACCTCCGCCGAATTCATCCCTAAGGACGCAACCTATGGTTCTACAAGAACTCATCGGCCGCCGTTCGATTCTGCTTGCCGAGATTGAAGAAATCGACAAGCGGGAAACTTCGGCGGGCCGAAACTACCTGGAGCATGAGGACTACGCCAAGCGTAATACCGAGCTTCAAAAACTCAGCAACGACATCATCGTCGCGCAATCGGTCGAAGACGACCGTAAGCGCCGCGCATCGATGCAAGAGGAAACGCGCAGCGCGCCGCAGGGCGGGCTGGAAGATCCCGAAAAGCGAGCAGCCACAAAGCCCAATACCGGCTTCACCAGCCTCGCCGAGCAACTGCAAGCGGTTGTGCGCGCGCAGACGCCTGGCGGGGCCTTCGATCCGCGCCTTTCCAGTCTTCGCGCCGCCACCGGTGCTAACGAAGCGGTTGGCTCTGACGGCGGATTTCTCGTCCAGACCGACATCGCTACCACTCTTTGGCAGCGCATGTTCGAGACCGGTCAGATTCTCAGCCGCGTGAAGCGAATCCCGATTTCGTCCAACGCCAACGGCATCAGTCACCCTTATCTGAAAGAAGAATCACGCGCGGCGGGTTCCCGTCACGGCGGAATTCGCTCCTACTGGGCAGACGAAGCCGATCAATACACCGCCAGCCAGCCGAAGTTCGGCCGCTTCAAGCTGGACTTGTCGAAGTTGACTTCGCTCGTGTATCTCACGGAGGAGTTGATGGAAGACGCGGCGCAAGTCGAAGGCTACGTCAACGACCTCGTGGCGAAGGAAATCAACTTCGTTCTCGAAGAGTCGCTTTTCTCCGGTAACGGCGTCGGCAAGCCGCAGGGCATTCTGGGCGCTGGCTGCACGGTCAGCGTCGCCAAAGAATCCGGCCAATCGGCGGCAACACTGCTACCCGCGAACATCCGCAAGATGCGCTCGCGTCTCTGGGCTTCCGGCCGAGCCAACTCAGTGTGGCACATCAACCAAGACGTCGAGCCGCAGCTTCATGGCATGGTTCAGACCGACACGGGCGGCACGGTTTACGGCTTCCCGGTCTACCTGCCGGCCAATGGCCTCAGCGGTTCACCGTTCGATACGCTTTACGGCCGCCCGATCATCCCGACCGAGTACAACCCGACGATCGGAACGGTGGGCGACATCACGTATTGCGATTGGTCGCAGTACGCGCTCATCGAAAAAGGCGTCCTGCGGGCGGCTTCGAGCATTCACGTCCGTTTCATCTACGGCGAGAACGTTCTGCGCTTCACGCTGCGCGTCAACGGCGCTCCGGCTTATTCGTGGAGCGATTCCGCGCTGACGCCGAACAAGGGCACCAACACACAGACGCCGTTCGTCACTTTGGCGACCCGCGCGTAACCCAGGAAAGGAGAACAACATGAGCAACTACAAAATCGCAGAAATCACGCACCTGGGCATCGGCCTTTCGCCTCTCGCGGACGCTTTCGCGGGAACGGTTTACTCCGACGTCATCAACATGAAGGACTTCGGCAAGTGCCGATTCATCGTGGCTGGCGGCGTCGGCGCGACCGGCACTTCGCTGTTCACAGTGGAGGCGTGCGACGACACCGTGCCGACCAACGTCAGCGCCGTGCCGTTCCACTACCGACAGCACTCGTCCAACGACGTTGGCGGCACTCTGACGGCGGCCACGGCCTCCGGCTTCACTAACACGGCCGGCGCCGATCGCCTCATCACCATTGAGGTCGACTCCGGCGCGCTGCTGGCATCCGGCTACGGTTACGTCCGCCTCAAGGCGGTCGAACAGACCGACTCGCCCGTACTTGGCACGGTTCTTTTCGAGCTGTGCGACCCGAAAGCCACTGGCACGGCTCTGACTCAGACCGCGCTGACCTAAACCAACCCGAGGGGCGGTCGCCAGCCGCCCCTCTCAACCCTCATGATCTATCAACCCATCGTCATTACCGGGCCGACCAGCGAGCCAGTCACGACAGACGAGGTGCGCCAGCACCTTCGCATCGACCAACTCGGCGATGGCGTGGAGAACGCGGCACAAGAGGCCGAAATCGAGCGATTTATCGCGGCCGCGCGCGTTTACTTCGAAAAAACGACGGCGCGGACGCTGCACGAGCAGACGCTGGAATGGGTGACTGACCACTGGTTTGGCGATTTCATCGCGTTGCCGCGGGCGACACCGCTCATCGCGATCTCGTCACTCAAATGGAAGGACACCGCTGGGACGGAAACGACTATCAGCGCGTCCGATTACATCGCGGACACCGATAGCACGCCTGGCCGCCTCGTGCGCGCCTACGGCGTTTCTTGGACCTCGACGACGCTCTACCCATCGAACCCCATCCGCATTCGGTACCGCGCCGGTCTCGCCACAACTTCGCCGGTCACCGAAATCGGCGACGAGTTCAAGCTGCCAATCATGATGCTCGTGGCGGGCATGTGGGAACAGCGAGAGTCCGAGGTCGTCACCGACATGAAGACGCTCGAAAGCATCGCGCTGCGTTGGGGCATCGAGAAAATGATGGCGGAGTTGACCGTACATGCTGGTTAGCGCCACCATGCCAACGCGCAACCGCCCTGGCTTTGCCGCTGACGCGCTGGCGTGTTTTCTGGCGCAGGACTGGCCGACAAAAGAACTCATCATCCTTGACGACGACGATGCGCCGAGCTTTCCAAACGGCATTATTGCCAGGGACGTTCACTATCACCGGCAACCTCGCGCGACCATCGGCGCGAAGCGAAACACCTGCTGCCGGTTAGCCTCGGGCAAAGTCATCATCCACTGGGACGACGACGATTACAGCGCGCCGGGCCGGATCACCGACCAGCTTAACCGCATGGTCCACTACAACACGCCCGCGACCGGCTATCACACCATGATCTTCCGCGACGGCGAAGATCTCTATCGGTATAAGGGCAGCGAATATTACGCGCTCGGAACGTCGCTTTGCTATCAGCGCTGGCTGTGGGAACGCGCACCGTTCAACGAGGCCGGTTTTTTGCCAGACGGGACGCTAATTCCCGAGGACAACATTTTCGTGGCGCAGATCAAAGCATCGCTCATTTCGGTCGACGCGGGGCCGATGATGTGGGCGCGTATTCACGCTGGCTGCACGAGTCCCCACAAGGGACACGGAAGCAATTGGGAGAAACTCTAAATGGCCGCATCAGGCAACGTCCGATCCTCGCAACTTCGCAGCGGCGACCGCAGCGGAACCGGCGCAAAGGTGGCGACGGTTACCGGCACCCTCACGGCCGACAAGCAACTGAAATTTGATTCCAGCGGCAACATCGTCGCCTCCTCATCGGAC